CGCGGGGGCCTCCTTGTCCGGCGGTGGGTCTTGCTTGATATGGTCCGCGTCCCACTGGGTGATGATCTTGTCGGCGGCCTCGATGCCGTCCTTCTGGATGATCCAGTCGCGGATGCGCTGGATGATATCGCCGATGGTGCGGATCCGGCTCTCGACGAACCAGGAGTCGGAAAATTCCAACTCGCCGCCGGCGAAGTCGATGGTGATCGCCTCGGGATCCTCGGCGAACGTCACCGGGGCCAGGCCCTTGACCGCCGGCGGCATGCCACCCAGGAAGCCGATGTGGCGCAGGCTGTCGTCGGGCCGCAGGCTGACCGAGACGTACTTGTATATCCCCTTGTTCACCGCCTCGGCAAACTCGGGAACGATCTGGTGCGGCAGCGCCTTCAGGCGGTCGCCGACGAGCTTCAGCTTCTGGGCCCAGCCGAAGGCCGGGGAGTTCGTCTCCGGGTGGCCGACGACCAGTGGTGCTTCGTTGGTCTGCTCGTTGAACTTCCGCTCGATCTCCTTCAGGCGGTCGAGGGTGAACGTGTGCTCGCGGCCGGAGGTATCCTTGAAGGTCCCGGGCTTTAAGATCTCAAACCACTTAGACATGGCAAAATCCTCCTTTTTCGAAAAAATGGGATTGGGAAGTCACGGACTTTTTCCGGTTTTGGAAGAAGTTCTTTAAACCTACTATTTTTAGTACATTAAACGGGCTTTTTGCACATTTTAGAGATATTTTGTGGAAAACCTCGGAAATGGCCAACAGTACATCGTTCTGAGGGTTTTTCCCAAAATAGCGAGCCCGTAGCGCCTTTAAATCGATTTTCAAAGTACCAAGGTGGCTGGAAATCCGGGGCGCGCCGTGGCGGGCCATTTCCTCGCGATTTTGCCGGGGCGATTTTAGCGTCTTTTTCATGGTCATTTCGGCCCCGTTTTCGCCATGGTTTTTTCCCAGCTGCCGAGCTTGCCGTCCAGGTAGTCGGCGTACTCCGTTTTTGCCTTCAGCAGATCCTTGAGCTTGCCGACGTTGGACTGGGTAGGGTTGACCGTGTAGGTGGGGAATGATCCGGTGCCGCGGATCAGTCTCGACTGCTCGGCCAGGGCGTTGTAATCGCTCTCGGTGCAGCCGGTGATTCGGCAGCGGCAATTGAAGTCCATGAGCAGCGAATAGAGGTAATCCCAGATCGGGTCGTCGGCCGGCGCCACGAAGCCGTGCCACCTGGCGTGTTCCGCCCTGGTGTGACTGTCTATCACCGCCGAGAAACGGAGGTAAGGGACCAGGTCCCTGACGCGCACGAGCGCTTCGTAGTCCTGGGCCGCCTGGGCCTGGTGGATGTTGGTATAGAAGGCGGTCTTCATGTTGGAGAAGAAGGGATCCGCGCCCGAAGACATCTTCAGGTCCCGGGCGAACTCCTCGTAGGGGATCCCTTCTTCCAGGGCCTGGATCATCTTCTCGCGTACGGCGTTGATCAGCTCGACGTCCTCGAGGCCGGCCACGTAGAAGGCGGCGTTCTTGGCGGCGCCGGTGAGCTGGTCGTACACATCCTTTTTTACCGGGATCTTGGACTTAAGCCAGGCGATGGCTTCCTTGGGCTTCAGCTTCCTGAAGGAGGTTTCGAACGCCTTGGTGACCTTGAACTCCGGCTCGGCAAACGCCGACCCGGTGGATTTGATCTCGCCGGCCTGCCGTTGCACGGCATACTCGCCCAGCCAGCGGCCGAGCTCGATGACGTCGCGCCAGGCCTCTTCCAGCTTCTTGGGCTTGTACTTCTTCAGGGCCTTGGAAGCGGCGGTAAAGTCTCCAGCCTTGGCGACCAGATCGACCAGCTGCTGCTCGTCGTATGCGCCGCGGAGATCCTCGGCCGATCCGGAGAACACCTCGTCGATCATCTTGCCGTCGGCTACCAGCTCGCCGTCGACGCCCTGGGTACCGGGCGTTTCGGTCGGGGCGCGCCGGGGCGCTTCTTCGGCAAAACTGGTCGGCGGGCCGGAGGCGGTGCTCGCGGCGATCATGGTATTTTCCTTGGCCACGTCGCGATAGAAGATCAGCTTGCCCTTGTAAAGGACCAGGTCATCGTCGGCCGGCATCTTCCAGCCGTTGGCCTCGTAGATATCGGCGGCCGGCACGGCGACGCCGGCGGCGATCAGCGGATACAGGACGTCGGCCTGCTCCTTGGTCATCTTCTTGTTGGCGTAGAGGATCGCGAACGTCGGGGGAGTATCCAGGTCGAAGTTCCAGGCGCTGAGCCTGGCGACCAGCGTTTCGTTGACCCACTTGGCGACGAACTCGGCGACCGCCTCGATGCGCTCGTCGCCGATATCCTTCAGGGTTTCATTCGAACCCTTGCTGCCGAACTTCTGCTCGCCTTCGTTGATCGCCGACGCGAGGATCCTGCGGGAGATGGAGCGCTCCAGGAAGCTGATGAAGTTCTCGAAGGACGCGGCCGCCCCGGAATCCATGGCCTTGGCAAACTCCGCCTTCCACCCTTCCGGGATCGTCAGGGCGAAGTCGCTCTGGATCGATTCCAGGGCTTCCAGGAATTCGTCCTGTTTTTCCGTCGTGGTGCCGGCGGGGAACGTGCCGATCACGATGGGCTGGTTGAAGCGCTCCAGGTAGTTGGCCCAGTAGAGATGGGCATACTTCTTGAACCACCAGGGCCAGAAGCAATCGGACAGGACTCCGGCGCCGAACTTGTTGTCGTCCTCTTCCTGGTAGGTGGCGACGATGAACCCTTCCTGGGCGATCGCCTCCCCGTTCGGGCTGGACTCGGTTTTGAGGAGCACCAGGCCGTCCTCGTCGAAGGTAAAGCGGTCCTGCCGGCGTTTTTTCAGCGCGGCGATCTCAGCCATGTCGCCCACGGTGCACCAGAACTCGGCGACCGAATAGCCCATGGGAACGGCGTCACCGATGGCGGCGACCAGGTTATAGTAGTGCTTCTTGATTTGCCCCTGGATGAAGTCGGCCGCCTCGATGTCCTGGGGGGTTTCCCCGCCCGGGGTGACCGCGAACGGGAGGCGGGTGACGGCCAGGGTGAGGCGGTCCAGGCAGCCGCCGATATGGCAGTCGCGCTTCATCTCCTGGAACAGCTCGATCCCCTTCTCCTTCCCTTCCTTGGTCTTGTTCAGGATCTGGTCGGGGTTCTTGCAGGCCTTGATGTAGGCCTGGTAGCGCTTGTAGTCGCGCTTTGCCGTGGCGATTGACTGCTCGGGGATCTGGCGCTTGACCGTGGCGATCTTCTGTTCGGCGACCGGGGCTTTCACTTTCGGGCTCATGCGAAGTACCCTTCCTGCCTAGCCTGGTGAGCGATGCGTCGGCGGTAGCCTTCGTGATGCTCAAACTCGGAGATGCCACGCTCGGCCATGGAGACCGCGATCTCGAGGGCGTCGGGGCCGTCATCCTTCTCGTTGCTGCCCAGGGCGAGCAACTGCTCCACCAGGAGGTCCTGGTCGCTGTGGCCCTTGATGAAGCGGAGCACGCCGCGCTCGATCAGCGGCCCTAGGCGGCCCATGCGCAGCAGTTTGTCGGTGCGGTGCTCGACACTGACGATTGGCGGGTAGAGTCCCTCGGCCTGGCAGCGCTTCTCCAGGTCCTCCTTGACCACCATCTGGAAGCCGTTGGTCTCGAAGCCGCTGGCCGTCATCTTGAACTCCCGGTAGCGGTTGATGAACGCCTGGTCCATTTCGCCGATCGAGGCGCGCCGGATCCAGGCGTGGGCCACGGTCAGCAGCTTGCTCTCCTGGTCGCGGGCAACGACGATGATCGACTTGAAGTCGTTGTTCTCGCCGTGCCGCGCAGAGGGATCAGAGCCGGAGAAGTACACCAGCGGGCGCAGAAGGAGATCCTCCGGGATGACGTAGCGGATCCATTCCTCCTTGATGATCCCCTGGTCGACCGGGCAGTTCATGTAGTCGGCGGCGAACACCACCGAGCCGACCGTGTCACGGATCCTGTCGATCTCCTCGATGGTGAAGTTCTCCGGCCAGAGCGGCTCGCCTTCAGGCGTGATAATGCTGTGAACCACGGCGCGCATGTTGCGCACGCCGTACTTCTGGACGAACGCCTCGGCCCGGTCGTTGATGTGCTTGATCAGCAGGCCGAGGACCGAGACGCGCGCGATGATCGTGCCGACCATCATCATGGTGCCGGTGCGGTCGAGGCTGCCGTAGGCGGCCGAGAGGAGCCAGTTTAGTCCTTCCTTGACCAGCTTCTTGTTCTTGACGTTGATATCGTTCTCGAAGTCGTCAACCGTGATCAGGTCCGGGCGCCATTGCATGAAGCGGGTGCCGCGGATGCGCTGGCCGTGGCCCACGCCGCGGATGCGCACCTTGCCGCCGACCACGATGTCGGTGTCGGTCCAGTAGCCGGCGGTGACCAGGTCGCCGAAGTCCTGCCTGATGCGCGGGTTTTCCTCGAACTCCAGCTTCATCCACTGGATGAACTCGCCGGCCAGCTCCTCGGTGTCGGAGATCAGGATCATGTAATGGCGCAGCTGGTAGCAGGCCTGGTGGATCTGGTAGCCGAAGGAACAAAGCGCCGACTTGCCGTGCTCGCGCGGGTCGGCGCTGGCCATCAGCGACTTGTCACGGGTCTCCAGCATCTCCAGGTGCTCAGCGTGGTGCATACCGAAGGGCTTGTTGAAATAGTGCGGTAAATAGGTTTTTAAGAACCAGAAATGGTCCTTTAAACCCTGCTCGCGGCGATGCTTCCTGGCCGCCGGGGAGTCGTCGGCGAAAGGCTTGGCCAAGCCCTGCATGCGCAGCAGGATCTCGCTGGCCTTGCGCTGGAACTCCTTGGGGTGA